AATCGGCTCAATAGACATGATTCGCTCCCACATGGAATCTACCAGTTTTTTATGATTCTGGCTTAGACGGGTAATAGAATTCTTCTCCTTGTAAATGGAGCCAACCATATTTGCCAATTCCTGCATTTTCGGCATATTCTCTTTGATTTTTGCCAAGCTTGCCTTTCCTTGTGGGGAAATAGTATTCTTGCTCTTTGGCGCAGTAGTTCCAGTTGGGCGACCAGCTTCGGCTTTGTTCCCGATTAGAGGTTCATAAATTTTATCTTTTTTCTGCGCTTTAAATACCTTTTGATTCTCCAAGGACTCTTCCTCAATGGGGAGGTGGTTGGTTTCGTAAGCATTGAATAGTTCTTTTGGCGTCAAAGCTCCGAGTTCATAGAGTCGGTTGTAGAGTTTCTTGCTTTCGTTCAGGGACTCCAAGGTGACCTCTTCAAATCGTGGCATTGGGGTTTCTTTAAAACCCATCTCCTCAGCAATTAACTTCATTTCAGGATAAAGGAAGTATTGGATGAATGATTCCCTTGCCTGTGATAAAAGCTCAAGATAAATCTTTGTTTTAGTTTGACCTGTGGCGAAATTCTCATCAGAACCCATGATATCATTCATTCCGTTCAGGATTTCTTTGTCCACGTTTACATACTTCTCATTTCCGAAAATCTCGTTCAATTTAGGAATAACAAATTGAGCTTGGGCACTATAATCTGCGAAAAGAACTCTTCCTACGCTTTGGGCGGAAAAAAGATTAGCCATGCCTTCAAGCAATTGACGATTCTTCTTGCCTTCTCTTTTTTCATCCCCCGCCGTAATCAAAAGAATGCAGTAATCCGCCGAGGCCGCGACCTTCTCTTCCGAGGAGCGGAGAATTTGCTTAAAGTTAATCGATTTAAGAACTCCAAAATAAGGAGGGACAGCCATTGGCTCATAAGACTGTTTAGCATTGAACGCCAAACGCAAACGGTCCATTTCCAATTTAATTACTGGTTGCTGACCAGTTGAAATTGCTTTTTTAGATTGTTCGTCCAGCCCGCTAAAAATGTCCTTATCATGCTGGGTTGTTCCATTCTTAAGCATCTCAACTTCATAAGGATTAAGCACTTTACCATATTCCTGTCCAGAAAAAACAGAAGATCCAATGCCGCGAACATCGACAGGATTAATGATGATATACTTGAGAGGAATTTTGCGGGCCTTGGCGATAGCTTCCTTTTCTCCCGCCACAGCGAGTTTTTTTACTTCAGATAATTTAATCTCTCCATCAAAACGATAAACTAAAACATTTCCTGAACGGAACCACTCCAGAAAGAATTGATTTGCAATATCCCAGATATTTACCTTTTGTGCCCACTCATCAAAAAATTTAATTATTTTTTTATCCTTACCCATGAAGTGAATCGGAGTATTGGATAGATAAGACTGCATCAAAATTGGATTGCGGAAAGAAGGAAAAGAATAAAATGCTTTTTGGCATAATTCAATACTTTCGTGTGAGCCGATTCCACAGCGGTCATAAGAAAACGGATTGGCCGAATTTAAGATATGGAAATACTGGCTGGTTTCCGATTTATAAACTTGATTATCATAGCTTTCTGGGTTAACTCGGGAGATGCTGGCCTTTACCTCGTAGCCCTGCTTATTGAGAACCTCACTATTGATCATTGCCCCGGCGCATAACTCATCCTCCCCTTTCCCAAAAATTTCGAGGACTACGCCTCTTGTATCTTTTTCACGCGGCTTATTAGGGTTGAGTCTGGACATAATTAGGTAAAATTAGGGATTAAAGTTGAATATCTGCTCTTAATTACAGGATAAAGCGTATTAAAGGAAAATTTAATTGATGAAAAATCCCGCGAAGACTTCTTCATTATCATCATCGTCGCTCATCAATTTTTCATAACATCGCCGAGCATAATTACCTAAAAGAAGGCTAGTGTAGGAATCCTTTCGCGCACGATGTTTATTTCCAGATTTCGCTTCAGCGGGAAGATCAAAACTAATATTCCCTACTGAGTCTGTTTTTGTTTGAATCAAAGCAAGTTCCTTAGCTGTGTCGGCGACAACTTTGTCAACATGTTCGATGAACTCGCGGCGGCGCTCGTCACCTGTAATTGAACTTGAAATCTGGTTAAATTCAAGATCTGGAACGTTCTTCAATAGATTAATGTTATAATCAACATCCGCATCACTATAATTGGAAATAGGAGAGGCAAACATAATCTTACTATGCTGAAGGTCGCCCTGCATCATTTCATTAGCATCACGAATCCAATTCTTTTTATTGAAAATCTGAGTAAATGCAATATGGCTAGTTTGTTTATTGTATAAGTGCTTTGTTTCCCGATAAGTATCTTCATCAGTAAAATCTAAGCCAGACATGAAAATCTGTTTTTCATCTGGAACCAAAGAATTATATTCTTCGATAAACCGAGGCCCGCCCGCGTGGTCAAGAATAATTAAAACGACATTAAATGAATCCATAAGATAGCGGAAATATTCCACTTTTCTTTTTACTTCACTTTTCGGCGAGGCATAGCCATGAACTAAGGTCGCCACGCCTGTTCCGTTTCCTGCTAGCTCTAGAACCGAAATTGCAAAGTTATCCGCAGTTTCAGATCCAGCACTGGAGTTCGGGTCAACTGCGATAATATATTCCATTCCTCTTTTACCTTTAAACCTTACCTTTGGCTCTTCACCAACAGGCACAGTTGATCTAAGAATGTGTTCTACATTATAAAATCCGCCGCTGTCATCAGTGAAAATAGCATTATACTCTCTGTCAAATTGTTGAGAAGAAAGAGTTTTTCTGGCGTTCTCAATACTGTCTAAATCTAGTAAATTAGCTGCGGCGCATTTGTAGCCGAGTCTAAATAAGGAGTGACTTACATGAGCCGCCGTTGGATCATGAATCGTATTTAGATATTGGAGATAAGTATTCTTATAGAGTGGCTGAAATTTATAAGTAGCAGAAGAAAGACCGATAATTTTATTGTTCTGGTAAACAGTCCTCTCCCACTCCTGCATTTCGCCGCGATCAATCAGGATTTGCTCTGCTTCCGCCACTTTTCTTTGCTCTGCTCCATTGCCGCGCTTTACAGCTAAAAATGGAATAATAATATCTGATACAATCTTTTCCGGAACAGAAAGATATTCGTCAATAATTACTAAGTTGGCGCGATAACCACGATTCTTTTCTGTTAAAGGGGTCGCCGTAATAGTAGAGGTTCCAATTTTCATTTCCCACCGGTCAGTCCCGCGAGAAGCTGGTTTTGGTGAACATTGTTTTAAGAATCCGCCCTGTTCAGATTCGATGAACTTTTCCACCTGGTCAAAGATCATCTTTGCTTGACGGAAAGACGCTGAGCAAATAATTACTTTTGTCCCTGGGTTGAAAAGTGCGTAGAGAACAATAAAAATACTGACTGTGTAACTCTTGCTGAAACCTCTTCCTGCTACAATTAAATTAAAATCCTTTTTAAACCACGTCCTAATAATAATATCTTGGATGGGGTGAATTTTTCCTAACTTAGGCCCTATCAAAAATTCGGCTGCTAAAAAAGGATTACTAGCTAAAAACTTTGTAAACCATATGGCTGCATCCTCCGTACTTATATCACCTTTTACGTCCCGCCAATCGCTATTTATTTTTTCAATATTAATTTCTGGGGCATGCTCCCCTTCGTGCCAACTCATAGTATATTTATTTCTGTAAGGTATATAAAATTAAAAAGTTTCATCAATAATCGGGTATAATTGCATATCCTCTTCCGTAGGTATACTCCAATTGTAATTTTTCGTGAGGCTGCTCTTCCTCCTCCCTTCGAAAAAAGTGCGTAAGATTCCACAAGGAACGCTGTATTTACTAGCAAACGTTTTAATCACTACGAATCTAGAAATAATCCCAAGATCTTTATTGAGTAGTAACTTTTTATTAAAAAGTCTATCAAGATTTTTTTGGTGTTCGGGCAATGGATTTTCAAGATGATAGCCTTTAGTATTGGAATATTTACCTTGGCAAACTAAGACTACAGAGCTTTCAGGTGCGCCTATTTTTCTTGCGAATTCGGCCATATTATCGAATATGATTAATTCCTTTTCGGGGGAGAGCATGCGATACTCTCTTTTAACTACGTGAAACGAGGGGTTGACTGATTTCCAACCTTTGCAGGATTTCTCCGCTCCGGTTACAACATTAGATATACCTTGTCTGGGTAGTCCGCGCTCTTCGCAAAATTGACTTAAATTTTTCCCCTTAATTAAATTTCCTTCGGGGTCAAGAATTTCGAACTCTTTTGCTTTAGCGTGATTTTCTCTGTATACTCCTGGGTATTCTTCAATAGACTGGTCATGCCTAAGATTGTAACCATCCTGAAAATACATAGCTTTTAAATTTACTATATATTCTGACTCTAGACTCAATAATGGTTCTCCATAACTTTTAAGCTCCAAAATTTCAAAAGTAAAGCAGTCCTCTCCATGCTTGTTAAAAGAATGCTGCAAATAAGGACAACAGTGTATATTTTGCCTTAAGTCGCTCCTGTGTTTTGACCATCTCTTGTAAAACCCCTGTCTATCAGCAGCCTTTCCAATATAAAATCTTCCCGTTTTGCGATTTGTTATCTTGTAAATTCCATTTGTTCTTGGCCAAAATCGTTTGAAGTTGGAATTCATATGAAAAATCACGCCTATCATTATAGAAGCCCCCTATCTTTTAAGTACTCAAGATCCGTCGTCTTAGCTGCTTCCCCCATACGAAAAATCTTATCAATAATCTCAACGCTACGGTAACGATTCGGCGCGAAAACAAATTGAATATTATTGTAATCGGTCATAAATTTGCGTAACTTGTTGAATAAGAACGCGCCTCCTATCTTTTGAGAAAAAGAATTCTTTGGAGAATATTCAAAAGCATCAATAAAAGAGCATTCTGTAACTACAACTAAGTAAATTCCAAGCTCCGCTGCCCGCTCAACCTCCTTAGCAAATCTTTCGATTCCTTTTGTAAGGGTTCCCGCAAGGTCGTAAATCGATTTCCTTTCAACAAAAACATTACAGAAGAATTCTTCACTGGGGCAATAATCACCAACAATCAGTTTTTTTACTTCCGACGCCTGGCCGAAGTTCAATGGTGTCTGCTCTCGCGTATCGACATAAACATTCATTGGGCCACTTTTAAACTCTGGACTTTCTGTCTGTAGTTTCATTTCCAGCCCCACTGTCCTCAAATTTGTTTTCAAATTTTCTACTCCCCCAAACATCGTAATATAGTCACTCAAGCATGGGACAAATAAACTCTTCATTTCAACATGGGACGGAATCAGATTAGTCTGTTTTTCTTCTGCTCTTTCTTTTAAAATATTAATAGAATAATCTTGAACTTCTTTGCCGCCTGGAGCAATCCACTTAAGAAAATTGTACTTACTGTTGAAATTCGTAGAAAAATATTGTTTAATATCCTTAAACTCAATTAATTCTCCATCGAATAGGTCGCGCCGATTGAAAAACAAAGGGTAGTAATCCCTTGGAATTAGACCGTGGTCCTTTTTAATATGGCGGTGAAGTGTCGAAAAGCTTCCTGTTTCCGCGCCGCATACTTGACATTTAAAATCCATGATTAATCATTTATCTGGTGAGAGAACCCTAATATTTCGTTGATTCCCATCCCGTGGGCTTCTCCGATTTCTTGGGGAGTGTCTTTTATTTTTTGAATCTCAGTCATGAGAACCTTTTCCGCATAAACTTTCGATTTAAGAATAAATTTTTCACGATTACCTTGGTCGCAGACAGCATTAATATAACGCGCCAAAGACTCATGGTATTTCGATTCAGTATCTTTTCTTTTTGAATAAGATTTATTTAATGTATCTTGCAGAGCCTTGATGTTCTTCTGACATTTATCTAATTCGTTGGTTTTTGCTGAAAGGTTTTCCGCGAATACCATATTCGTCTTTTCGTCCCCTTCAAGCGAAGATTTTACTCTGCCGTCTAAAAGATTCATCATTTCCCGAATCTGCATTTCTCGAATATATTCGCCGCAGAGCATCATACAAGCGTTGATGTCATCTGGAATCATATCGGGTTTATTGTAGGTCGCCCGAATGAATTCAATTTCGAATAATTCTCTTTCCTGAATCTTTTTAAAACTATTAATAGTAAGACAGAATTTCTTTAAACCCAAATTGGCTTTAAGAACTCTTACGCACTTGCGTTCAAAAGAAGAAAGTCTGTGTTTCGCCATGTCCGCGCCGCCATCTGCCCGATTGATCTTTCTGATCACTGTTTCGTCTGTAAGCGGCGGGCGGTACTCTCCGTCCTGAATATCGTCAACTTCATGTAGAACCTCAGCAGGACCCTTGTATTCGCGTCCTAAGGCTACCTGTAGAGCTTTTACGCTATTGGCGCGGCTATTCGCTTCCCCGCTTTCAATTGTGCCCTCAAAAAGAATATTAACAATCTCACCTGGCTTGCGGGAAGCGGTAAGACTAATAATTTTTTCAATTTCTTTATCGGTAAAATTATAATATTCGCGGCCTTGTTTAAGTCGAAGATAAAAAGCCTTTGCTTTCGTAAACTTCGTGTCACGCTTGTCAATCATCATGTCCCCAAAAGCCTTGCGGACAAAGTCAAGCATATCCTTCGTTTCCTCAGATTCTAAATTCTCCCGAATATACTTTTGGGCATGATAAGGAATTTTCTGAGTAGCTTCGATGATAATAGCGTCAGTTTTATTGACGGCATCAAAGGATAGTAGTGATGCAGGATTCATTGTGCAAAAATATCGATATCTTTCATTATAACTTTCGCCCGATTAATTAAAACTTTTTTAATGTTTGTAATTTGGCGATAACCGGGCAATTTACCCTCTTCCGAAGTTTTAAATTTCATAGCCTCAGAAATAAATTCATCAGAGCGGTGTTCAATGTACAACCAACGGTAAAGCTTTTGCATTTTCGGGGTTAATCCCGTCATTACTAGTTGGTGTAAACGGTCTGATGCGGCGGCGTAATCAGGAGACTCTTTGGATTCTAAAGTAATTCTACTTTCCCCTTCTGGGTCTGAATCATAAGCCTTATCAGTTGATTCCGCCAAGAGCATATTGTAGCCAACCCCTTTTGAGACTTCCCATTTTGCGAATTTAGAGCATTGAGAGTTTTTTGCGCCACTGGGAGTAAAGGAACATTGTCCGCCACCGATATTAAATTCACATGTTTGGCATGGAGGGGCAAGTCGCCCGTAGAATTTCTTTTTTAAATTAATAATTTGGCGGTTAATTAGACTTGCCGCCCAAGGAGAAAAAGGAAGGTTTTGATTCCACTGGTCGAATTTAGTAAAGATATGAAGTCTAATGATCTGGGATACATCATCATATCCAACTTGGCTAATAGAATCTAACGTCCAGAACGAACGCTTAGATGATAAAATTGAGTCAATCTCCTCTTGACAATCTTCGTAAGTTTTAACCTTTATCATCGGCATCCATCTTGGTCGTTGTGGTCATCCGCTTTGTAAATTCTTTGAAATCTTTTTGAGAAACTTTTTTACGATCAACCCAACCCGTTTCTCCTTGGCCGATTACTGAACCGAATTTAACCCCTTGTTTGGCGCTTGCAGTAATAGCAACTTGATCAAGATCAGGGATTTCTGGTTCATATTCCTCTTCGAAGTAGCGGCGCGGGGGCGTCGGACGCGAAACTGGTGCAGGGGCGGGAGAAGAAGCGATAGCCCCACCATTCATTTTAGTGCCACATTGAGTGCAAAAATTTGGACGCTGGGAATGATATTCCATTGAATGCCCACAATGGGCGCAAAAACTTTTCATGATATACTACTTAAATTAAATGAACTTTTTCAAAAAAAGTCAACTAAAAATAAATTTAGGTTTTAATAATTGTCACGCCCAAGAGTCTTGCGTCGGCAGTAAATGTATCCGATGCGTTGGTTGCATTGCGATAAACTTGAAGTTTGATCGGGGCATATGCGGCTGGAACTGGCGGGGTAATAGAGGAGGTGAAGCTACTTATATGAACTCCGCTAGATGTGACTTTAGTATCAATAATGTTTTGAGGTGGACCGTAAATAACATCTAAAGCGCCAAAATCTGCCAGAGCTATACCTCTTGCACCCCACATGATAGCCCCCGCACCTACT